AAGTTGGTAAACATAAAAACAATTTATATATCCATGAGCTTATATATAAAAAAGGCATGACTAACAGAGATATTGCAGAATTTATAAAAAAAATAAAGATGGATGATATATTACTTTTTTACGATTCCGCAGAACCAAAATCTGGTGAGGAATTACGCCAGATGTCAATTTGGGCAAAAGCTGCTGTAAAAGGTCAAGGCAGTATTAATGCTGGTATTAGCTTATTAAAAGAATTTGATGTTTATGTAAGCGAGGAATCAATAAATGTATTAAAAGAGCAGCAAAGCTATATTTACGATGAGCTTAAAGATGGTACAATAATTAACAAACCAAAAGCAAATCAAGCGGATCATTTGTTAGATGCGATCAGATATGCAGTTTATTCAAGATGGAAAAACAGAAATGACTTTTTCGTTGTATAATAAAAGAATTTATTATTTTGTATTTTTACATAAAATTTTATATTAATGGCAACATTTTTCGATAGGTTCAAATCCCTTATAACCACAAAATCCCAGAACACAAATGAACAATACAACAGAGCTGTTTATAATTGGCTCGGTAATACTATTGTTTGGAACACTGAAAATGATGAAACTTATATCAATGATGGTTACAGAAAAAATGCAACTATTTATTCTATAATTAATCTAATTACTAAAGCAGCATCAACAATTCCTTTTCACATATACGAAAAAGTAAATGATAATAGTTACAAGAGATATAAAGCACTATCAGCTGGGATCTCTGATCCTAATGTAATGATTAAGGCACAGATGCTAAAGAAACACGCATTAGTTGAATTAGAGCATACAGAACTACATAAGCTATTGGAACGACCAAACCCAGCTCAATCCTATGCATCTTGGATAACTGAAATGATTGCATTTGGTAAGTTAACTGGTAACAGATACATTTATGGTATTGGTCCAGAAACTGGTGAAAACATAAACAAATACACTGAGCTTTACATTATGCCCAGCCAGATTATGGAAATAAATTCTGGGGGTATAATGAAGCCAGTTGATTCATATACTATTGAGTACAACGGAACTTATCATATACCAGCAGAACAAATGTGCCACATTAAAGATTTTAACCCATACTTTGATGGTTCTGGTTCACACTTATATGGGCAATCACCTCTAAAAGCTGGTTTAAGATCAATGACTACTAACAATGAGGCAGTTGAAAGTGGTGTTAAGTTTTTGCAGAATCAAACAGCTAGAGGTATTTTAATGAGTGATGAGGGTGATTTAAATGAGGTTCAAGCTCAACAGTTAAAAGATAAATTTAGAAAAGATCATCAAGGCAGTAAAAAAGCTGGTGATATTATTATCACACCAAAGAAATTATCTTGGGTTAACTTTGGATTAAATGCATCTGATATGAGCTTAATAGAGCAATATAATGCATCTATTAAAGATCTTTGTAATATATATAATGTGCCAGTTGTATTATTAAACAATACAGAATCTAGCACTTATAATAACGTAAAAGAAGCTAAAAAAGCATTATATCAAAATTGTGTTATACCAGAATTATTAAAGATCCAGGATGAACTAAACAGATGGTTGGCTCCAATGTATGGTGATAATATTTGCATTGAATATGATTTTAGTGTTATTCCAGAATTACAAGAGGAAACAGATAAGATTGTTGATCAGATGTCAAAAGCATGGTGGTTAACTCCAAACGAAAAGAGAGCTGCTATGTCTTATTCTCATGATGAGGATAATCCTATTTTAGATGATTATTATATACCAGCTAATTTAGTTCCAGCATCTAGTGATGACATTGAGCTGCCAGATCCACAACCAGCATTAGAGGTTGATGATAAAAAAAAAAATCCAATAAGTAATATAGAGGTCAAAGCTGATAGTTATAATGACTATCCACAAAGTGCCACTAACAATGCTAAAAGAATGATTGATTGGAGAGAGAAATATGGCAGAGATGAGGTTAAAGGTGGTACATCAGTTGGCTGGCAAAGAGCATCGAGTTTATCTAAGAGAGAAAGTTTAAGTGCTGAAACAGTTGGTCGTATGGCAGCATTTAACAGACACAAAAAGAACTCATCAGTTGATCCAAAGTATAAAGACACACCATGGAAAGATAACGGCTATGTAGCTTGGAATTTATGGGGTGGTACAAGCGGTGTGAACTGGGCAATCAAAAAAATGGAAAGTATAAGAAATGAATAATCAAATTCAAACAAAAAATGAATTAGATAACAAGTTTCTTGCGGCATTTGACAAAGAGGTTGAAAAAATAGAAAAGGGAAACATTAGAAATCTAACTAAGTTCTACAACAAGAACTATGATCAAGGTATCAGCAATTTTTTGGAATACAACACTACAAGATATGAATCCCTATTTACTAACAGAGATTTAGAGGCAGAATATCAAAAGATGTATATATCTATTGGCAATCATATTGCTAAGTGGTATTTTAAGATATTTAAAAAGTATCAAACTAAAAATGATTTTGGTCCTTATGAAACAGAATGGGAAAAGTCATTTGCTAAGTATGGATCAGATGTTGCTGCAACAAATGTAACTCTTGTTGGTGGTACTGCTAAACAAACATTAATAAAGCTAACTCAGCAATTAATGAGAGATCCAGAGTTTATGCAACTAGGTAATGAAGCTAAAGCAAGAATACTAAAACAAAAGTTTAATAGATACAGTAAATATCAAGCTAATAGATTAGTTAGAACTGAAAGCACAAGAGCTGCTAATTTTGCTGTTGAAAAGAGTGCTAAAACATTATTTTCTGAAAACGACCTATCTAAAAGATGGCTGGCTGTAATGGATGGAAAAGAGAGAATATGGCACAGAGCAGCAAATGGTCAAACTGTTAGAATGACTGAGAGTTTTCAAGTTGGTGGCGAATCAATGAAGCGACCAGGTGAGGGATCCGCTAGAAATGTTATTAATTGCAGATGTCGTATTATTCCAATTCCAGATCCAAATGCAATACCAGTAACAGAACTAGATGAATTAGGTGTTGGCTTAGGTCAAAGCAGAATACAAGATTTCAGCTTAGCAAATCTAACTAATGTAGTTGTTGAAGCTATGCAAGTTGCTGGAACAACATTAATAAATACAACAGCTACAACTATAAAGGAATTTAGAAAACAAATAACAGATTCTTTTGAAAAAAATGGTTTTAAAATAGATAAATTACAATTGTCAACAAAAAGAACATTAGATGAATTTAATGCAATACAAAAAGAATTGAATACATTATTTGATAATTATAATTTCAACACTTGGCATAATCAAAATGGCATTAAATTAAGGTTTAAATCAACATCTGGATCATGGGGGTTTTACCAACCTTTTCTAGATGGCAAGTCAGCGGTTATTAATTTAGGTGATGGATTTAGTAGAACTACTAGATTAAGAAATTATCATTTAAATATGAGAGGTAAATTTGATGATAGATTTAAAAGTGTAATAGATGAAGATAAATTTTTTATGGCAACACCAATACATGAAATGGCTCATGCATTAACTAGCTCATATACCGCTAGAAAAGAATTTGTAAAAAACATTAGTAATGTTGGGAGTAAATTTTGGAATGATTTAAAAAAATTAAGAACAGAGTATATGGATGAAAAAAACAGATTGTTTAGAGCTGGTAATGCTAGTGCTTATAACAAGATTTTTTTAGGAAGATATGCAAATAAAAATGCTGATGAGTTTTTTGCAGAGGCATGGACCGAGTTTCATTTAAGCTCAACCCCATCACCTTATGCTATAAAAGTTGGTCAATTAATAAAAAAATATTATGGAAAATAAAGAGGATAATTTTATTTGTATAAAATGCAAGTTTGTTAGGGAATTTGCTGGTGGGTGTGCTGCTTTTCCAGATGGCATACCAGAAAGCATTTTGTTGCAAAACAAACATAGCAAACCAATACCAGGTCAAAACAATAATATAGTGTTTGAAAAAGGTAAATCATTAGAGTTAATTGAAATGGAAAAAAACACTAATTAATTTTTAGTAATTTTGTAAAAAATATAATTATATGGAATTTATATATAAATCAGCACCAATAGGTGATCAAATAGTTGACTTTGATGAAAAGAATAATATTGTAAAAGGTTATGGATCTTATTTTGATAATAAGGATAGCGACCAGGATGTTATTAGGAGAGGTGCATATCAAAAGACAATTCAAGAAAATGGCGGCAGAGTAAAGTATCTGTATCAACATGATATGATGCAACCGCTTGGCAAAATGGATGAGCTTTATGAAGATGATAAGGGTTTAGTGTTTACAGCTAGTATTCCAAAAACTCAACTAGGAACTGATGTTATAGAGCTTATGAAAGCTGGAGTAATTACTGAAAATTCTGTTGGTATTATGCCAATAGTTAAAGATATAAAAGGTGATTACAGAGAGATAAGAGAGGTAAAATTATATGAAATTAGTGCTGTTACAATGGCAGCAAATGATCAAGCAAAGATATTAGATGTAAAAGGAATGGCAAATCTTGATCAAGTTTACAAAAGATATGACAACATTTGTAAGCTACTTAGAAAAGGCAAAATCTCAGATGATATGGGATATGCCCTAGAATCAGAAATACTTAAACTCAAAACATATTTCATTAATGCTACTCAGCCAGTTGTTGAAACTACTGAGCCAGTTGAAAAAAGTCAAGAGGTTGATATTTACAAATACTTAATTAATAATCTTTAAAAAAAATTCTACTAAAATGGAAGAAAATGTAAAAAATCAGCTTGACCAATTAGGC